GGCACTGCCTGGCAGATAGATATGATCGCAGAAGATCAACACAAGGCTCAGGCAGTGGCTCGTGGTGCAGACTTTTCTCCAGCCAAACGCCACGCTTACGAGATCTTTGATAGGTTTGAGTAGATTTAATCACGCAGTATTTAACTGCGTAGTTTACTCCGCACTGGTGTTTTTCTTACCAGTTCTATTTCCACAGCAGCCGCAATGATTTCCTGTGCCACTGCATCACCGTGTTCACGGATCAGGCGTTGTATAAGGCCTTGCATACGCAGTCGGTCCAATAACTTGTTGAGGTTCATTCTGCTGCCTCTTTCTTTACATATTCATACACAAACGAACCAATGTCTCGGAAATCTCGTGCTGAATCGTTGAATCCAATCACACTACCACGATCATTCAGCACACGATATGGACCTGCTCGTTGTTCGCGATAGTCCAGGGCCAACTCTACATCATCTATAACAATACACCAGTTGTGGTCTGTGCTGTCCAGCCAAAGTTCTACTACATCACGAAACTGTGATTGAAACTGATCACGAGTGGTCATTAGCGTGGTAATCATTCTGCGGCCTCCTCAATCTCAAGACCGTGATCTACACCAGAAACATCATCCCACAGATCTTCTCCTATTATCTCTATGATACAACGATCTATCTCGCTCATCAAAGTATCACGGTTGCAGTTGGTCAAGTCAGCATCAGTGTGGATGGTGAGCGATTGAGTGGGATGTTCCCAAAAGTCTACACAAACTTGATAAGTGTTCATTTAGTGCTCCTTGAAGCGTTGTTGACAAGTTGTTAGTATAGCACAAGGGTGATTTGTAGTCAAACAAAGACCCTACACAGTGTAGGGTTGTTGTTTTTATGCAACAATCCAACCGTTGCGTGATTGATCTTTGGTTAGTGTTGGGTATGAGCCATCTGGACTGACACTATGTCCACCATCTTTAAGCATACCAAAAGTGGCCTGAAACCAATCATTGTTGGCTTTGATTTTGTATGCCTCTTTGATATTAGGGCACAAAACCTGGCTGGTCTGTGCCAACGGAATAAAGGTGCCTGATTTGATTTTCATTCTGCTGCCTCCAGTTCTTCAACTTGGTATAGTTCAACATCATTGCCTTCGCACCATTCTTCAGTGTCGTAGCACTCGTCGTTGGTTAGGTCTTCATCGTCCAGTGTGGATTCAAATATTTCAATGACTTCTTGCTGGACACGCGATGGCACTTGTGCCCAGTTATCCCATTGGTCTATGTCATCATCAATGTCGCATTCCTCCAACAGGTCATAGATCTGATCCCAGTTGTCTGTGTCCAGCACAACTTCTTTGCGGTAGTAAACAACCTTTTCACGGGATACCAAATAAGTGCGTTTCATCTTGTGCCTCTTAAAGCGTTGTTGATAAGTTGTTAGTATAGCACGGGCGGATTTAGTGGTCAACCCGTGTGTGGCATTTACGCCACAAACTGAAAGGCAAACCCTTGCCGTTGGTCATAACGAGCCAAGTGCCTGTTGAACTCATACTCGCACACTGAACGATATTGTGGAAACTCACGAGCAATCAGATCATACCAGGGCCGCAAGCAGGCCACAATCACCGCACGATCTTGGCGATACAAACCTGCCATCAGCAGGCGATTGTAGTTGGTCTGCAGGTGTAGCATGGTCTGAACAGCACGGATCTTTTCGCCATCGCCTGTGGTCCAGTTTTGGATCTTGGCACCTTCTATTGAGCCAGCACGGATCATCTCGCGATAGTAGTCTGGATTGTAAGGATGATCCGCACCTGTGTCTGGATTGAGCCTGAACTGCTTGCGGATTGTCCATTTATTATTATTATCATTATTATTATGAATGATAGGCATATTGAAATGTGCTATCTGACGCTGACCGCGTTGTCCCTTGATCTTGACTACTACCATTTGGTGCTCCTTGAAGCGTTGTTGACAAGTTGTTAGTATAGCATCATGACCATTATTGGTCAATCTGGTGTGTTGTTTAAAAACAACACAAAAGATGTTCCGTTTCGCACACAAACTACGGAACAAGAGTTTGATTGGTCATCCTGAAGCCACAAGGAAATGGATCCAGGACTTTGTGCTTGAAACAGGTTAGGCCTCAACTGATTCCATCTTTGCGGCATATGCACGAAGCACATCAATAGCCGCCAGCACTTCTGGGGGAAGTTCTTGTTCAACCATTTGCTCGCTGTCATTATCTTGTGTGAGCACAAAGTCAGCGTCAGACACATCAATCATCATATCATAATCGTTTTTGACACGGAACAACATACAGATACCTTTCAAGTATGAACCAAAATGCGGTGTGCTTTTTGCAGTTCATATGAGTAGTATAGCATCAAGCCTATTATTGGTCAATGTAAACCCAAAGTACTACATCATGCTGTAGGGTTTTTCGCCAGATCAAAGCGTATGACCCCACAATGCGGCAGGTGCAAACTGTGGCTCAAAACCCACACTTGTTCACCCTGTTGTGTCAACTGACTGCGGTCTATTTGGCTTGCAGGCACACGCAACACCCATACACTATCCTGACGCCCAGTTCTCACACGGTAGTCAGTGTCAGCCAAGTCAGGTGTGGCAGCCAGGTGAATGTAGCGACGACCGCTCACTGCACCTGTTAGTGGATTGATGTTCACACGCTCACTAACTTCAATGCGTCTTGACTGTTCAAAGTCGTGATACTCTGTGGCTGACATGGCTGTGTAGTATGCTTTGAGTTTGGGTGTTTTCATTTGGGTGGTCCTCTCTTGCTGTATTTAACCTAATGTCATTGACCACTATTGAGAATACTGCTATACTGCATACACATTGTTAAACAACAAGGAGGCTTACAATGCACAAAAATGATTTATTTGAAGTTTTAAAGGGTACAGTCAAACTGATTTCATTGGACCAACTGATACAACAACGGACCAAAAAGTTAGAAGACTTTTGTATGACACATTACACTGCTGATGACCTGGTGAGACTTGAAGGTCGCAAGCAAACATATATCTATGAGTATTCTGGATATTGGTATTCAGAGCCAACTTTCCCAGCAGGTAAGAAAAGGATGTTGATCAAACAATACAACGCACTTGTGTCCCGCGTAAACGAAGTTAGACAAGTTCGTGACATGCTGATAGAACTTGCGTTTAAAGACTTCAGAGATGCTGATGCGGAGTTTGAAGTGGATACCATAACTGTTAGAAAAACCTAAAGCCTCCCAGTTTATAGGTTTTGGCCCGTGTAATCCGCGGGCTTTTTGTTGTCCGTATAAGTAATAGCATGACGGATAAGAAAACAGATCAACCCAAGAAGCGTGTGTACACCAAGAAGGCTCCCACTCGCGGTGGATATCGTCCAGGTGGCGGTCGTCCCAAAGGAAGCACAACCAAGATCAAGATTGAAGACCTCATGGCACAGATTGAACTGCAGTCAGGAGAGACCTATGACCAGTTGCTGGCAAAGAATTATGTTTCAGCCATCCAACGCAGTGACTGGGGCGGTGTGAGAGACTACGACAAGGCATTCATGAACAAGATGATTGCTGACAAACAAGAGTTGACCACAGTGGAAAGCACTGAAGTGATAGAACAGAAACAGGCTGCTTTTGCAGAAGCCATACGCCAAATCACGGGTATTGTGCCTGCCAACTAAATAAACATATTACAAGGAAATACCATGAAACACGCAGCAACACAGAGCGACATGAACATGAACTTTGATGGCATGGAATCCATGAAGCCCAGCCGCAGTTCAAAATACCAAACCAATCATTGGTCAGGCCACTCTAACGATGGTCGCTTGGTCAACAAAGGTCGTGGACCCACAGTGGCTGGCCAAACAGGCCACAAGACTCCGGGCACCGTAGGCGGCGTGCCCGCTGTGCCTGCTCAAGGATCAGTAAGAGACAACATCAACCGTGGCAGTCAAGTTCGCAATCCAGGCGGCACCACCCAGGTCAAATGCCCACCAAACCCAGACAAGATCCGCGTGGGTCAGTCAGGTGGTCCAGGCTATGGTCAGATGACCAAAGGCAGCCGTCCTTCAACAGCAGCCGGTCAGAGTGACTTCAACTACGGTCCCAAGAGCCAATACTAAGGTCTACCACCAATGACTCAATCATTTAGACAGAACGGCAATGCAGTAGACAATGTAAACGCTGCCGACGATTCAACCAATTACACTGTGGCCTTGAACAACTACACAGGTTCATTTGGTAGTGCCCTGCGTATCACCAACACAGACACTGCCAATGTGGTGTATGTCAATGCAGGTTGGGATCCGACGGACCTTGCAGCCATTGTGCCTCAAGTGGGAGTACCTGGTGAAGGCACTGCTGTTCTTCCAGGTGACAATCTAATCTATCTTGTGGACACCACACCTCAGGCCACTCCTGGTGCACAGTTGTACTTGGCAGTGGCCGTGGATGGTACTGCCCTGGTGGTGATCACACAAGGAAGTGTGGTTTAATATGGCCACTCAAGGACCTTTCAGACCCACCACTGCTGTGACCTATCTTGCCAACTGTGTGAATTTTACACAGACAGGAGAGGTACTCACAGACTTTGCCTACACAGGCTGGCCTCAAACCTTCCTGGTGACCAATGTGGGTGCGAATCCCACTTACTTTACCATTCAGACTCAGGTGGAACTGAACGATCAGGATGTGAATGCAGGCACATTTTTACTGTCAGGCGATGCCATGTTGTTCACAGTGAACTCACCTGCCAGTGATGCCAGCGAAGACAGTTCAGCAGACCCGCTGATTGTGGGCACATTTGGCATAGGCAACACCACCATTGCCATCACTGGCGGACTCTTAGAATAAGGAAAACAAAATGATTTCAACCAAAAACATGCAAAGCCGAGCCATCAACCAGGCTCGTGGCCCACAAACAGGCAATGCTGGCACACCCTCAAAGCGTAGTGACTTCATGACTGCCAAGGCCAAGTCCGGCAGCGAAAAGGCTGAACTGGCCACAATGATCACAGATGCTGTGGCCGCAAGAGGCCGTGGCATGAAGGGCTTCCGCGACGCCGCCGTGGAAGGGCTGCACGCCAACACCAATGTTGGACGCGGACCCACAAAAGGCAATGCTGGCCGGCCACAGAAGAGTGGTGCAGCACGCCGTGGTGCCTCAGGTGCCACTTCTGGTTATTGATTGACCGCCCACTCCACACGCACAGGGTGTGTGGAGTTTTTTGATTTGTTTAGATAAGGATATGACATGAACAAAACCACACCCACCCCCGCAGACAACATCTGGGCAGACGCACCTGCAGCAGCAGTGCCAGCCAAGCCCAGAACCCCCAAAGCAGAACGAGACATCAAGGACATACGCGAAAGTCTGGATCCATTCCAGGCCTCTGCTGACTTTGACATTGACGGACTGATGACTGACTTTCCCACTGCCACTGAACTGGAACGCTTTGTGTTTGATCAGACTGGTGCTGTGCTGAACCTCAAAGGTCGTGCCAACAAACTCAAGTACCAGGTGGCCATGGATGTGCTGAATGGTCAGCCAGTGGATCCCAAGTTCATTGGATCTGGCAATCCTTACCTGGACAAGATGGACATGGTGCCTGAAGAGCCCATGAAAGACCTGCCACCCAGAGATCCTGCCATCCCCCACCGCGACCTCTTACAGAACGAATTCTTCACAGCATTTGTGCCACACTCTGATCCAGAGTATCATGCCAAAGGTGTCAAAATGCACTGCACATTCCGCAAGTACAAGAATGGCTGCATCACCTACGAAGTGCTGGGTCCCATAGAACCCAGACCACACGGTGAGAAGATGGACAAGTTTGGTCGCATACGCCCAGAGATCATCAAGTGGGTTGATCCACGCACCGGAGAGCAGATTGTGCAGCGTGAAGACGGCAGTCTGACCACTGTGGGTCGCCGCCTCAAAGCCATGATGCAGACCATGAAGTACAACAACACCAGTCAGTGGGTCAAGTACATTGATCGCGACTTCTTGAGTCTGGACCGCAAGGCAGCACAGAACCCCTGGGACCTTGAAGCATGACCATGGACCACACCATTCGTGATGGCATGATCAATGCCGCAGTGGAAACACGCCGTGCGGACGACACCAAGATCTTGCAAAAGGTCAATGCTGCCAACCGTGAAGCGTTTACCCTACGCTTTCCTGGTCACATTGAACACAGCATGCGACTGATCTCAGAACGCCTGCAGAACTGCCTGACCAAACCACACACCATGGACTTGAGCGATCCTGACACATGGCCAGCCACCCCTGCTGAGATTCAAAGTCTTGCTGCGGCACTGTGGAGCCTGGAACAAACTCGACAATACTGGCCTACACAGACTCAATAACATGCTAATCCAGAATAGAATTGGAAGACAATACTATCTGCGTGATGATGACACTTTGATGGAAAAACACCTGGCCCGTGAGAATGGACCTTACCAGGTGCGTAATCTACGCTTTCTGCGTGGTCAATGTCCCAGGGCAAGAACCATCATTGATGTTGGAGCCAAC